TTACAGCCGCCATCGGCAATTGTGCCGCCAGTGTTAGACTTGCTTTTGCGGTTGCTGCCAGAAGATCGTTCGCGTTCTCCAGATGGATTGCAACGGTCGCGTCGCCACCGGAAGTGACGGCTGCAATAACATCCACAAACCCCTGAATTACGATTGCATTATCAGGAATTTTTACTGCCAGCGGATGCGCTGCGGCGGTTTTGTTGCTCGCTGGTGTGCTTGCAGCGTCATTCGCAGCAGTGTCAAACGTAAATTTGGTAATATGCAACCCAGGAAGTGACGCCAATGAATCGAAATTGTCGTTCACATCCTTTAGCCAGCCGCTAATTTGAATTGGTTTCAAAGCTGCCATAAATTCGTCCTTTCAAAAGGCGGGATTATTCGCCCCGCCTCATTATCATTCATTCACTTAGCTTGCAGCGATGTGGCTGTAGATACCCTTGACCTTATTATCATAGACAAACGCATCATGATACAAGCGATATTGGATTAACCAAGCGTCAGCGGTCTGGTTGTCTGCCGGAGCAAATACCTTCAGATCAGATAATTTTGTAACCTGCAAAACGGATGACGGATGCATCAGCAGGAAATTGATATCTCTTCCGGTGCTATTAGTTTTTGCGAACCCACCAGCCCCAACAGTTTCTCCAGCATCCAAGGTAATACCCTTGTAAAATCTGCCCTGCGGTACAGGAATGATTTTTACATTGTCCAGATCGAATATCCGGCGGTCTGCCGAAGTCTGCGCGCCAAGCGTGCGGGTGAGCGACCCCTTCATATAGTTATAGCACTGCGTTTCGATGAAACAGACACGACCTTCAGCCGGAACTTCATCGGAATCTAATTGCGCCATAGCCACATCAAAGGCGGCCAGCACTTTCGCACCGGTGTCCAACGCTGCGGGGGTTCCAACTTCGGTAATTCCTGTCCATGAAGCGTATTTGTCGAATCGGAACGCATCCACTTCCGGAACGACCTGCGTACGAATAAATTCTCCAGCCAACTCACCAAATGCTTCGCCTAATGATTCTTCATCGTCCATTCGGTCGATGGAAAAAGCACGCCCGCGCTCTTCTGATAACGTCAATGTTTCCCATTGTCCGGTAACCGTTCCAGCGGGGTAACCAGTCGCTCGATCATAATCTCCAAGTCCAACCGTTGAGATCTTGAATACATTAACGGCGGCTGCACCACCAAAATTAACTGGTTTAGTTTTCGCGTCCATGAACGCGGTCAAACTTGCATTTTTATACACTTCATCCAAAATTGGTTGATATTTTGCTGCCAATGCAATAGTCATTATATTTTACCCTTTCATTTCAATCCTGCGCCCCGCCGAACCGCTGCAATAAAATTCGCGTCTTGATCCGTTGTGCTCGGATTGTGTTTAGTTCCGGAAACATTTTCAGTCACCGGCTCAGTAAATTTTTTATTTTCGGAAAGGAAACTTTCCAAGTTAACCTTGAAGTCGCCTTCCATCCGTGACACTTTGAAAATCACAAATTCGGCATCATCAGCCTTCACACCGGCTTTGATTACAGCATTTTCGCGCTCCAGTTCAATAGATTTGGATTGCAACGCTTGAAATTCCTTCTCGCGCTCTGCTGCCTTCTCGGCTTCGGTCTGCTGTGATTTTTTCCATTCCTTGTAGGCTTTCAGTTCTTCATCATTCGGCAACTTCTCGCGCTCGCGTTTTAGCCGCTCTGAGATGATCTTATCAACGTCTGCCTGGGTGAATGTTTTGGTTTCCTGACCTGCGTCAGTTTGTTTGTGCTCCGCGATGTTCTGCGTGTTTTCCTGCTGTTCAGCAGTGTCTTTATTTTCTTCATTCATGTGATAATCCCTCCGTTTATTGCCCGTCGGCGATAGATTAACAAAAAATAACCAGTCAACAAGTAATGCTTATTGACGCTACAATTATAGCATAATTTTCTGCGCTTTTACAGCTCGGAGGTCATGCGCTCCGACTTGTACGGCAATCCTGCCGCATCAGATAAATCTATATACTTCTGTGTCAGCCGGTAGGTTCGCAATTGCTCCGTTACAATGGTCTGATGGTCTCCGTAAGCGGCTGCCATATTTGCGCGGTCTATTGATTGCCTTACCGCAGTTTCGATCTTGCGCTGCAGTTGCGTTGCTTCATACTGCGAATATTCTTTGCCGTCGAATTCGAACGTGTCCTCGGACATTTTTCGTAAATCGTCAAGTTGCTGCTGACTATAAGCCGGACGCGATACGCCAAGAATAATCGCGTGCCACATATGGCGGCAATTCCATTTGCCGAACGGTCGTTCTAATGAATCCTGAATATGGTTGAATTCCTTTTTCGAATACTGCCTGCCCTGATAAGGCAAGTGGTCGGGAGCACATCCGCCATGAGCTGATATCTCAACGCCATCAGTCCCGATCTCCCTGCCTACTTGATCCTGCACGCCCTGATAAACGTCCCGTACGCCATCGAGGATATTCATCCGCACCGCGCTATCCAGCCGTCTGGTTGCCCCTGAAGCATAATCGACAGTCCGCAGCCCTGAATCAGCCAGACTGTTCAATGTTTGCCGCATTGCTGCCGGAAAATCAGTAACTCCCATGGATAATTCCTGAATCGCCATATCGACAGCATCACGATATGCCACATCAGCGCCCTTGAATATCATGCGACCGGTCGCATCCTGAATGGAATATCCAATGACACTGGTACGTGATAAATTCAAGAACGTACCTGCAGTTTGTTCAGCAATTGCCTGTACCGTCCGCTGCAATGCGACATTTTCAGCAAAGGGAATCAGCGGCTTGCCTTGCATTACGGCAATCTTCTCCAAATCGCTGTAAGAGTTCCGACACCATTTCATCGTAATCGGACCCGTACCGGCGTAACTGATCCAGCCGGTGAATATCCGCTGAGCTCAGCCGTCCGATCTTCCCGATCCGGCCAGCCATCCGCTGCAAATATTTCGAATTGATTGCAGCAAGCCGATCAGTATAAGCATTCGGGATTTGGTCAAACAATTCGTCAGGGATCATCTTTTACGCCATATTGCCGAATAGCTGATCTGTAGATGGCGACTCACTCTTTATTCTTGCCAGTGCTTCGTTTGCTTCATCTTCCGTTTCCCCAAAAAAGTGCATACGATATTCTGCTGCCGAACGGATGCCCATAGATATTTCAGTCTGCCATCGTTTGCGCTCGCTGTCCTGATCAATAATATACGAATCATCAGCAATAATTGTTATCTTCGTGTCGGGGTCTACCGGCGCACCCAGCACGTTTTTGCCAATCCACAATACGGCTTTCGTTATC